CTAAAAAGGCTATGTCTATGGCTGAAAATACAATTGTATACACGATTCGGGCAAACGATGCTTTTAGCAGTGTTGCTAAACGAATAAATGCTGCTACTAAAAGTATGGATAAACAGGTAGCGAGTCTTAGTCAACGTATGAAAACTTTTGGTACGCGGATGACGGGCGTTGGTAAATATCTATCTTTACGTGTAAGTGCTCCTATCATAGCTCTCGGAGCATATGCCGTACATGCTTATTCTAAAATGGAGCGTTTACAAACATCTTTTGGTATTTTGTTAAAAAGTGCTGCGGCAGGTAAAGGTCTTATTGAATATTTAAACAAATTTACAATGGGGGCAGCGTTTGATATTCAAGAAGTTGCATCCGCTACTAGAACTATGCTTGGGTTTGGTATGAGCTTGCAACAAGTTAAAGCAAATTTAAGCATGGTTGGGGATGTTGCTACGGCAACAGGTCTGCCGATGCAGCAGCTATCTAGATATTTAGGTCGTATAGCGGCTATGGGATTTATTCCTGCAGGAGCACTGGGTTCGATGGGTGCATATGGCATTCCTGTTGTTAAAAGTTTTGCTAAAATTTTAAAAATATCACAAAAAGAAGTTCTTAAGTTAGCTTCAGCAGGAAAGATTACATTTCCTATTTTTTTAAGTCTTATGGGTAAGATGACAAGTAAGGGAGGTGCGTTTTATCAAATGATGATAAAACAATCTAAGACTATGACAGGTAGACTTATTATACTACATAATAGACTTCATGCGGTAGGTCGTAAATTTGGAGATTTAATTGTAACTCAGCTAAAACTTAAAGAAGCTGTTTCATATGTTACCGATGCCTTAGAACCTCTTTATAATAATTTCAGTAAGCTCGTTGAAAAACATCCCCTTTTAATGAAAATCGCAATAGCTTTTGGTGTAATAGGAGTCGTATTACCCCCAATACTAATAGCCATAGGTTTGTTTACAACACTAATGGCGGCTCTTATCGCACCAACTAATTTAATTGTTGTTGGAATTATTGCTGCAGGAGCAGCTGCGGTACTCTTATACCGAAAATTTTGGATGTTTAGAATGATTGTAAAAGGGATTGGTGACTTAATAAATTATACTATTGTTAAACCTATTATGTTTTTACTCGATCATTTGCATTCTGGAACTTATGGGCATCCAAATAGACAGATGGTTGGTGGTTTAGTCGGTGGACTGCTAGGTGGAAATAACGCATCTGCCACAATGGATATTAACCTAAATGCACCCCCAGGTGTTGTGAAAAGTACAGCACTTTCATCAAAAGGGTTCGGCAGTGCTAATTTGTCCGGACTAGGCAAGAACATGTTTAAAGGAGCCTTTTAAATAATGTTTGAGAAATTGAGACAAGCTTCGTTCAAAGGAGTACCTTTTTTAGTAGATACTACGAGCACTACAGCGGGTCGTAAAACAGCTACACATGAATATATCAATCAAGGTCAGCGATATGTGGAGGACTTAGGACGTTTAAGAAAAACTTTTAACATAACGGGATTTATCACAGAACCTAATTATATTTTAAAAAGGGATGCTTTGATTCTTGCACTAGAGACAGAAGGGCTTGCGCCTTTAGTCCACCCGACCTTAGGCATATATAATGTAGTACCTAAGCCGTATACTCTAACTGAAGACATGACCAGTATTAATATTGCTACTTTTGAGCTGGTTTTTGAAGAAGCTCAATTACCTATTTATCCAATTGATTCGGGTAATAGCATATCGAAATTAATCGATAGTATAGATAGCGTATTAGACGGAGTTCAAGATTACATAGGTAGCTCTTTTGAATTAATTTATAGTAATGTTGCAAATTTGGCGGATATTATTTTTAAAATAGACTATACAGTTTCAGCATTTCAAAGTGCGGTAGAGTCATCTGGTACTGGATATACATCAACAGTTAATGATTTTTCGGCTACTTTAAGTGATCTCCAAACAAATCAAGTTCAAAAAGCATATAATCCAACAGACTTAGCTGATTCTTACAGATCTATTGGCAATCAAACTGCAAATTTAGCACCAAATGCACTTAGTAATTTTAATCTTAATAAAAAGCTTTTTCATTTTGGGGAATCGGATATACCTTTTATTGCTGATACTGGATCTTTGATAGAAAGGCAATCTAATAGAGATATACTAAATGCATCTATAAATATTATGTGTTTAACAAATGCGTATCTTAATGCAGTTCAGTTGAATTATGAAACTTTAACAGATCTAAAAAATATTCAAGATGTTCTGGAAGATCAGTTTAATTATATCTTGAGCTTACAAAATTTGCCAGAGGAGACTTTAGAAATTCTAAAAGAAATACGCGTATACGCTATGACTTTTTTTGAAAAAGAACAGATTATTGTATATAAGATATCTCAAGTTAATATAAATATGACTACTATGAGAGAATTAACATACAGGTATTATGGCAATTTAGATAATTATGATGAGCTGATAGCTTTAAATAATACGTTAAACCCGTCGTATATAGAAGGTAGTGTGCTGGTATTAACATTATGATTACTTTAGAAATTGAAGGTACGGAATTCACAGCGTTTCAAGAAATAACATTAAGTAAAAGTTTTGATGATGCATCTGCTGAATTTACAGTAACTATATCCTCAACAGCTCCTATTGAAAATCCAATAAAAGCTGGGAATGCAGTTAAAATTTTGGTCGATGGATTTATTGCACTAACTGGTTTTGTTGATCGGATAGACGGTAGTTTCTCATCAGCTGAGCATGTAATACTAGCGCGTGGTCGTGATAAAACTGCTGATCTAATAGATTCGACAATCTCAGAGAATATATCAATTAGTACACCGACCACGTTAACTAAATTAGCAAAACAAGTTATTAGTAGTATAGGCTCTGATATAGAAGTTGTAAGCTATATTCCTGATGAGACTTTTGATATAGATGATAATTTAACTGCACAAACAGGTGAAACGGCTTTTGATTTTATAGAGGGATATTGTAGAAAGCTACAAGTTATAGCTACCACAGATGGTTTGGGTCAATTAGTTTTTACCCGAGCTAGCTCTACGGCTAAAGCAGCAGTTATGCTTATTAATCAAAAAGACGGAACACAAAATAATGTAATAAGCGGTTCTTTTTTTGTAGATCATTCTCAAAGATTTCACAAATATACAATATTGTCGCAGGGGAATGCTGTCGGAGAGATTTATTTAAACTTGGATGCTGCAAGTCCTGCTGACATGGCAAATAGAAGTTTTACAGTAGTAGATAATGCTATTAGAAGCTCTCGTGTATTTAATAAAAATTCAGAAAAATCAGCTAATCAAGATCAATGTGAATCTGAATGTAAATGGAATACGAATATAAAAAGGGCTAGATCTTTTGCATACACAGCAACTGTTGCGGGTCACGTAATGTCACCGAATTCTGACATTTGGAGAACTAATACTGTAGTTCATGTAATGGATGACGATGCGGATTTACCATCTGAGTTTTTACTAATATCGGATTTAACTTTTAGCTATTCCGTAGCCGATGGTTCGACAACCGATATTACGTGTATAACGTCTGATGCTTTTACGCTACAGCCTATTAAGCTTAAAAAAACATCATTATCAGCAACAACTCTTGAAGCATTAACTGACTATGTAAAAAAAGAAGGTATAACCGCGTGATAAATATTATTAGAAATATGATAAAAAGAGCGTATGTAACTTTAGTACATCCAGATACTAAAGTGTACTCGTATACTCAAATAAGTTATCTTGGCAATACCGTAGATGCGGAAACTTTATACCCCTACGGGCTAAATGCTAGTGCTCCTTTAAATTCTGCGGCAATAGTATTTAATATTCAGGGTGACGCTAGTAATAGATTTTGCATTTGCTATACGCCGGATAGAAGATTTAAATCATTAAAAGAAGGTGAAGTACAAATTGGTAACGTCTTAACTCAAGCTAGTATAAAATTCTCTGAAGATGGAAAAATTCAAATATTTTCTGATGCAGATATTGAAATAATATCGAGCGCAAAAGTTAAAATAGTTTCTAGTACAGATGTTGAAATAAACGCTACAAATATTAAAATAACCGGAGATGTAGACATAACAGGTGATCTAGCGGTAAGCGGAAGTACGGCGTTAGGAGCTAGTGGTGCTGCTATAGCAAGAGTTGGTGACGCTGTAGTTGTAAGCGGTAATCCAGGAACGATAACCTCGGGATCAAGCACTAATACTTCAGCATAGGATAAAAAAAATGGCAATAATAGACATAGCATTAGTTAAAACAGCAAACGAATATTTGGATATTGCTTTTGCGGATACTGGAGATTTTTTATTAACAGAAGGTCTTGATACTACTTTAGACATGAGCATATTAGAGCAAAGAAGAGCAGACGCATCTGAAGTTGTGAGACCTGAGTTAAGGCGCGGATGGTGGGGAAATACTTTAAACGATTTGGCTTTTGAGATAGGATCTAAGTTATGGTTATTATCACAAGCTAGAAAAACACAAAGTACTTTAAATTCAGCAGAAGACTATGCGCAAAATGCGCTAGAGTGGATGCTAGACGATGATATTATAGATGACGTTAACGTAATTGCATATTTTGAAAATAATACTATGTATATTAAAATAGATCTTCTAAAACAAAATAATTTAATACACACTGCTTTTTATGATGCTTTTGCGGCAACAGGAGAAATTAACTAATGACAATTATATTTCCAGATGATGTGCGTGAGATCTCTGATCGAATAAAAGCTGATGTGCAAAACGCCTTACCTGAGTCGAATCCTTTTTTAAAAAATAGTTATCTCGCAGCTTTAATTTATGGATACGCAGGTCAAGTAGCTGATTTTTACGCACAGCTTTCGCGTGTTTTAGATGAGATGTTTATGGATACCGCGGAAGGTGTTTATTTGGAGCGTTGGGGTACTTATGTAGGCATAACACGCAAGCCCGCGTCTCAATCAGAAGGACAAGTCACATTTACTGGAACTGTAAGCTCAACTATTCCCAACGGCACATTACTACAAAGTTCAGATGGCAATCAGTATAAAACGCAAGCTGAAACGACTATCGTATCACATGTTTTAGCTGTTTCCATAACTCGATCTGGAAATGTTGCAACTGTAACTACAGCCTCGGATCATCATTGGGCGAGCGGTGTGTTGGTTACTATAGCCGGGGCGGCTCAGTCAGAGTATAACGGAACTTTTAATATCGCGGTAACTGAAGTTGACGAGTTTCAATACACTGTTAGTGGAACTCCTGCAACTCCAGCTACGGGCACTATTACGGCCACTGCAAGTACTGCGTTCGCTGATGTAAAGTCCCTTGATTTTGGAATAGATGTTAATGCTGACGGAGGCTCTATATTAAAAATAACTAATCCGATCGCTGGGGTTAACACCAATTCACTTGTGCAATACGAAGGTTTGCAAGGTGGTACTGATTTAGAAGCTGATGAAGATTTACGAACGCGTATTTTATTTAGATATCAAAATCCTGTGGCAAATTTTAATTCTGCGGCTATTATCACAAAAGCTACTGAAGTACCTGGAGTGACTAGAGTTTTTGTTTTGGAAGTTACGCCAGCACTTGGCGAGGTAACTGTATATTTTGTGAGAGATAATGATGCTTATATAATCCCTACAGCTTCAGAAATACAAGACGTTAAGAATAAAATATTAGAAATAAAACCTGCTAACACTTCAGATTCACAGGTTATAGTATCTGCGCCAACACCTGTTAGCGTTGATTTTCAATTTGCAAGTTTAACGCCGAGCACTTCAACAATGAAAACTGCGGTCACTAATAACTTAATTCAGTTTTTTAGAGAAAGTACTGAAATTGGTGTTGATGTACTCGAAGTGGCCTATGACTCTGCAATATACGCAACTATAGACACTGAAACTGGAGATTCGGTTACTGCTTTTACTCTAACTGCTCCGATAGGAAATATTTCAATTAGTACTGGAGAGTTAGCAATTTTAGGAAATGTGACGTTTTAATATGACAAATAAATTTGAAAAACATACACTAAAACAAAACACACAGAGTTTAGCTAATACTTTACCGAATGGTGGAACTTTCATAGCTAAAAATATGGAAGATAGTAATTTAAGAAATTTACTACGTGGTGTATCGAGTGAGATAGCTAGAATTGAAAGTTTGCTAGTAGATATTACAGAAGATTATTACCTTCCACAAACCACATTCTTATTAGCTCGTTGGGAGAAAGCACTCGGTATTCCGGATAGTTGTTTTAAAAATACAGAAAGTCATATAGTTAGAATTATACATTGCCTGGCAAAATTTCTAGCGATGGGAACTCAAACAGAACAAAATTTTATAGCTATTGCATTATTATTTGGTAAAGTTGTAACTGTAGTTGATGATCCTACAAAGCCATATGTTATAGGTATTATTCAATTTATAAACAATTAGGAGATGTGAAATGGCTGCTACTATAAAAACTTGGACAAATAACTCACCGCCGCAGTGCGAGGACGTTGATCTAAACGGCTTTAAGAATGAGAATAATAATCTAATCTCATCCGCAGATATAGTTTTAAGTACTTCTGATAATACTCAAACAGGCAAAGCCGTTGCCGAGTATGTATCGTATGGTGGATTTTATGGCGATACCGGAAGCGCAAATGCGATTGTACTCTACATGCCAACGTCTATGTATACACCCGCGGCGTATGTTGATGGGATGATGGTTAGATTTAGACCACTCAACAACAATACTGGAGCTACTACTGTAAATTTGGCAACACTCGGTGTTAAATCGCTCGGCAAGGGCACACATGGAGCTATCAGTTTAAAAGAGGGAGATATTAGAGAAGGCTACGAGGCGCATATAGTATTCGATGAGCCACACGATAAATTTATTTTAATAAACCCACCGGATACCGCTGTCACAGGGGATGTAACCGCAAGTTTTGCGGCTTCTAAGTCTGGCTGGGTTCGGATGGAGGATACATCTATCGGAAACGCAGCATCTGGGGCTACGGGACGCGCAAGTGCAGATACAAAGGATCTATTTACTCTATTGTGGGGCTCAGTTATCGATACGTGGTGCCCGGTGTCTGGTGGTCGTGGTGCTAGTGCAGCTGCGGATTTTGCAGCAAATAAAACATTAACTTTGCCCAAGGCTTTAGGTAGAGCAATGGCCGCAGCAGGACATGGTAGCGGGCTTAGCAGTAGGGCTTTGGGAGAGAACACCGGGGGCGAGACTCATATTTTGGTAACAAGTGAAATGCCAAGCCATAGACATAAATGTTATTCAGATAGTGGATCTTCTGAAAGTGCTTTTGGTTTTAAAACTACAGGAACACAAAACGGAATGGCTATTCATCATGAAGGAAGCTCTCATGGATATCTTGATGGTTTTGCAGGAATTCAAGCATTAGAAAACACAGGCGGTGATGCTGCACATACCAACATGCAACCGACCACATTTACACATTGGTTTATTAGGTTATAAAAAATGAAAGTTAATTTTACATTCGACACTGAACAGGAAGACGACAGTTTTAAATTAAAATGTATGTTACAAGCCGAAAGTATGTACTTTGCGCTAGACGAGATAAAGGATAGTTTAAGATCTATTTTGAAGTATAATCAAGGACTTAAGGAAAGTGCTATTGACCAAGCAGAATACATTAGTGATGAGTTTCTTAATATACTTGAAGAGCTTAGTGTTAATCTAGACTTAGCTGAATAATCAAGACTTAAGTGTTGGCGGAGTATAAAGCTCCTCTCGCATTGTACTCACAAAAAAAGTGGGGTCGTCTCCATCTTCATTAATAATGGTAGGATAGTATTTTTTATTAGCGTTGTAAGGGGTTGAGTAAGATATAAGATACTCTCTAGCTTCACGTATAAGATGTTCACTATTTGAAAGTTTATCAGTAAAAAACTTAAAAACAGGATGACGTACACCATCTTCGACCTCAGGATCGACTACGTCAACATTTGTAAAAAATCTATTTCTTTCAGTTCCGAAATTAAAAATATGAGTTGTTTTATTTAATTCTGCATAGCTTTTAAGAGTATCATTTAGCTGTTGCTCTCCTCTTTCATCAATATAGCCATGCAAAAAAAGCATATTAGTGTTTGGACTAAAGCCGCTTGCAGTAGTGCCTAATAGCTCTGTAGTACTAACTCCTTGTTTTGGTTCAACTATAAAACTATTTCTCAAAGCATGAGATTGCAATTTTTCATATTTTGGTGGATTAGTAAATTGTCTACTAAACCAATTTTTTATTTTCTTTAAAAAGGACATGTTTTTACTCCTATATCAATATTGTAAATATATTTAATTTATGTAGCTATATTTAACATTATATACTAGTTTTCTTTCATTTATTTGCTAACAGCTATTATTCATTATTAGTATATTTTACATGATAGCTAATAGATTACAAGAAAAATCGACATTTACTTACATACTGTATATTTTTTAGCTTTTTGAACTAAAACTAAAATATATGCCTTTAAAAATTATTGCTATAAAAAGCTCTAATCCTAGCATTTGCCAAAAGGATATGTGGGGTAGAAAAAATATATTTATTATAACGTGATTCCATAACCATGTTAAGATAAGAGGCGTTAAGATAAGACCTATTAAAATAAAGAGGCATATCA